CTGGTTCAAGAAGGGCTGGTGATTCTTTGACCGCTATGAGCTCTTCTTACAAACAGATTCTAGACGAAGGTTACGACCGTTTCACATCGCCCTTGTATGGCGGGTTTGACGGCTTCGATATCTTCGAAGCAGAACCTATCAGAAACTCAGCTATTAGTTCTGTAGACACACAGTACACCAACTACGCGTACAATACTGTTAAGAGAGCGATTGACACGGTTGCTGATCCAGAGTTTGTCGAAACCAACTTGATGGTTGTTCCCGGCTTGACTGCTAAGAACCTTACCAAGCATCTTGTTGATACTTGTGAAGCTAGAGCTGACGCCATGGCTGTTATCGATATCGAAGATGTCTATACACCATTCACTGAGAACACTAACTCGTTCCAAAGCAACGTAGGTAAAGTAAGCACAGCTATCTCTTCTCTTAGGAGCAGAGATATGAATTCAAGCTATGCCGCGACTTACTACCCTTGGGTTCAGCTTCGAGATCCTAATACATCCAAACTTATCTGGACCCCGCCATCTGTTGTGGCACTCGGAACATATGCTTCTTCAGAAGCTAAATCAGAGCTTTGGTTTGCTCCTGCTGGATTCACAAGAGGTGGCTTGACCACTGGAGCCGGCGGATTGCAAGTTGTTAACGTGACTGAGAGAGTTATAAGAAAGGATCGTGATAAGCTTTACACAGCCAATATCAATCCAATTGCAACATTCCCTGCTGAAGGAATCGTTATCTTCGGACAGAAGACCCTACAAGTTACGCCATCGGCTCTTGACAGGATCAACGTTCGTCGTCTAATGATCTTCTTGAAGAAAGAAGTCTCTCGTATGGCCGCTACAGTTCTGTTCGACCAGAACGTGCAAGCAACATGGACACGCTTTGTAAACAAAGTTGATCCATTCCTCGCAAGTGTCCAAACTAGACTTGGTATCACAGAGTATAAGGTTGTTCTTGATTCTTCAACAACAACTGCCGACTTGATTGACAGAAACATTCTGTACGCTAAGATCTTCTTGAAACCAGCACGGTCTATTGAGTATATCGCAATTGACTTTGTTATCTCAAGAACAGGGGCGTCTTTTGACGATTAATCAAAACAGGGGTGGTTTTCCACCCCGTACACTATTTATTATAGAAGAGAATAAGGAGTAACATTTAATGGCTTTCTGGACAGATCACACCGGGCAAGACCCAAAGAGAAATTTTAGATTTATCGTTACCATCGGTAACATGCCTGATGGAGCATCATGGTATTGCAAGAGCGCTACCAAACCAGCTTTCACAGTTGCAGATGTTAATCATTCTTTTCTGAACCACACTTTCTACTATCCCGGCAAAGTCGAATGGCAACCAGTAGAAATTGTTATGGTTGATCCTGTATCTCCTGATGCTGTGGCCAACACCCTTTCGATAATTCAGGGATCAGGCTATAAGCCACCTGCTAACTTCACAGAAACAACTACCCCCAGTAAGGCTAGCTCAATTGCAGCACTTGGCGGTGTTAACATTCAAGTTATCCAAGCAGACGGATCCATCGTAGAAAATTGGACTCTTAACGGAGCATTCATCACTAGTGTCGCCTACTCTGGCCTGTCCTATGGCGATGATGAGATTTCTGAAATTACTTTACAGTTCCGTTATGACTGGGCAGACTGCGTTACAGCTAGCCCTGCCTCTGGTATTGCAGGCCCGACAAACGACTTCTTTAAGCTAAACCCAGCTTAAAGCAAAAACAAATTAATTTGAGGTGAAATTTGAGTAGAAACTATGAAGAGCGACTCGGTGCTCATAAAAGTGCAGATCCTGTACCACCGATGACGCCTTCTGGTGAATCTTTTTCCTTCGCGACTCCTACAGAGTTCGTGGAGCTACCCACAGGTGGAAAGTATTATCCAGAAGGACATCCCCTTCGCGGAAAAGATAGCGTTGAAATACGTTATATGACAGCCAAAGATGAGGATATCCTATCATCTAAGACCCTTCTTAAGAGAGGCATAGCACTCGACAGACTGCTCCAGAGTATTATTATTGATCGAACAATCGATATTAATACATTATATATCGGAGATAAAAACGCAATTCTTGTTGCCGCTCGTGTCACGGGCTACGGAGAAGAGTACAAAGCTAAGACAACTTGTCCATCTTGTGCCTCCACTGTAGAGTTTGAATATAATCTTTCACAATTGAACAACAAAGACGGGAAAGATTGGGATGACTATAAGATTAAAAATCACACTGATGACAGGTTCATCATTACTTTGCCCCAGACAAAGGTAGACGTTGAAGTACGCTTACTAACCAGTAAAGACGAAGATTACCTCTCTCAGCTGCGAGAAAATAAAAAGAAAAGAAATCTCCCGGAGTCCAATTTGACTGATCAACTCCGAATGATTGTGATTTCAGTCAATGGCCACGCCGACCCTAAATCGCTAAACGCTTTCGTGGAAGGATTACCAGCCCGAGATTCAAGATATCTACGGTCTGCCTATGAAAAGGTAGTGCCTAATGTGGACATGTCACAAGAGTTTACCTGTAGTATTTGCGGCTATATGCAGGAGGTGGCGGTTCCTTTGACCGCCGGGTTTTTTTGGCCTGACCGATGAATATATAGCTAACGTTTACGAAGAATTCTTTTTGCTAAAATATCATGGGGATTGGAGCTTCTCAGAGGCTTACAACTTACCAGTTGTTTTGCGCCGATGGTTCTTAGGAAGGCTATCAGACCAAATAAAAAAAGAAAACGAAGCAAGAGAAAAAGCCTCTAAGGGCAACAAGTATGATGTTGGTACAGGTCCACCGACCGGCCCTAGTATGACGCCTAGAAATTGATTAAAGGCTGAAGTCGAAAGACTTTCAGCCTTATTTGTTTTTTATAACTAATTACCATAGAAGAGGGGAGACTATACAATGGAAAGTCTTAACGAAGATAAAATAAAAGAATATGTTATTGATTTTAATGAACTAAGATCAAAAAGCCTCGATGAAGGTATATATAGTGCTATGGGCTCAATGATAAAACTAGCCATCGGCGCGATGTTTGGCTTCGGGATGTTCCCAGCTAAATTAAAAATCAAGGGTACAAGGAAAGAAGCTAACGCTTTTATGAATACCCTCAAGAGTGAAGCTAAGTATGTTAAGGCTGCAAAGGATCACGGTCTTAGCAATCCGAGAACTTATAAAAGTAAGAATAAACTAACTGCTTCTATCAAAGGATTTGAGAAAGCTACGGGTCTAAAGTGGCCATTTAAATAGGAGATTCTAGATGGCCTCAGAAGCAGACTTAAAAAAATTAGCCAGAGCCGCACAAAGAGCTCGCCAATCAGCTGATAGAGCTAATCAAGCTTTATCTGGCTTGTCCGAGGGTACTGAACGACACACCTCAGCTCTTAACGATCAGCTTCAAAAAAGCCTCGCCGCTAGAGAGGCCATGGCCGCCTATGCAGTCAATGCAGGCGAGAGTGAAGCAACCATCGCCGCCCTAAAAGATTCAGTACTAAACGCCAATATTGCCTTAAATAAACAAATTGAGGCTAATAAGGCTGCCAGCGAGGCGATAGCTGCATATAATGCACAAGCCGCTGCCGGCCACACAGCTACTATGACCCTCGCTGGGTCGATTGGTCTTATGGGGGATGCATGGAAGACAGCCGGTACCAGCGCAATGTTCTCCGCCGGCGGTCTCCGCGGAATAGGGAAGGCCTTTAAAGAGATAGCAAGCCCGATGAATGTCGCCGGCTCGAGCCTGAATGCTCTCGTTGAGGGTACAATTAGTCTGACATTGGCCGCGGACGATGCATCTGTATTATTTAATAAGATGACCGGAATGGTTGGCCAGTTCGAGGACCAGATTCGTTCTACCGAGTTGCAACTTCGGTCCATGGGTGTTGGTGTTGGCGACCTTTACAAAAATATGACCATGCTGGCAACAGAGGTCGGCACATTCACCGACATGTCCGAAACCTCACAAAATTCCATGTTGAAGGGTGTTTCTGTTATGGAAAAATTCGGAATTTCTGCTGAAGAAACTACTGGCAACATAAATACTATGATGGCCTCGATGGGCCTGACAGGAGAAGAAGCCGTGAAGCTGCAACAATCTTTAATGCTCACGGCCATGGAGAATAATATTGCAACAAATAAGATGATGTCAGATTTTGCAAACTCCGCCGATGAATTGGCTGCGTTTGGAGACCGCGGTGTCGAAGTATTTGGTGACTTAGCCATGGCAGCGAAAAAAAGCAATATGGAAGTTGGAGATTTGCTAAATGTAGCACTTAAATTTGATACATTCGAGGGAGCAACTGAATCAGTTGGTAAATTAAACGCTTTACTCGGAGGTCCATTCTTAAACAGTTTAGATATGGTTATGACCACCGATCCAACTGAACGGCTTTCTATGATTCAAGGCGCCTTAAACTCTACTGGAAAGTCCTTCCAAGACATGTCCTATTACGAGCGAAAAGCAATCGCAGACGCTGCTGGCTTAGCAAGCACCGCCGATTTAGCTAAGGTTATGAGCGGTGAGTTTGATGGCTTGGCGGGAAGTATTGGAAAATCCGAAGAAGAGCTGGCGGCTATGGAAAAAACATCCACAGATTTTAATACTCTTTTTGAAGAAGCAAAGCAAACATTGATGATGTTCGCCGTTGAACTTAAGCCGGTTATTGATTTCGCAAAAGATTTATTACAAAAGATTCAAGACATGAGCCCTGCAATGAAGAAATTTGTACTGGGCTTCAGCATCGCGTTGATTGTGCTACCCGCACTCGGCGCCATCGTGGGTGGACTTGTGCTGGGCCTTCTTTCTTTAGCCGCAATAGTTGCTGTGGTAGCTATAGCGTTTCTAACCTCCGATAAGTGGCTCCCACCACTGAAAAAATTTGGTTTGTATGCTATGACTATGCTGTCAGAGCTGATGGACGCAATGATGGGCATGATGGGTGGCACTGAGGGGTTAGGACAGGCAATGGCCGGCCTCAAAGACGTCGACATCGGTGCCACGCTTAATACACAGGGGCTGGAAGGCGTCGCCAAAGAACTCGGCGGTTTAATACCATCAGAAGCTATGTTTAGCTTAAAATCTGCCATGGCGGCACCAGAGACTATGTTTGACTCGAAGCCTGCCGTAGAGGAAACGAATGCCTTAAGAAAATTCGCACGAGAACAGTTTTTGGCCGTGACTGGTTACAACCCAAAAGAAGTGCTGCCCGGCATGAAGTTCAAGAAAGAGGGTGTGAAAGCACTCGCGGACCCAGTAGTCCTGAAAACCGTGATCATGGTCGGTAAACGAAAACTTGCTGAGGCGATTGGCGAATCAGAAGTCATGGGCGCCCTCCGCGGCGCCACAGGCGGCGGCTTGGGTATACGATAATGATGCAAACAGTGATTAAATCAGCACTATCTCTACTTATAAATGGGAGGGGCTAAACATGTCAACAGGAACAGGCGAAACCAAAGAAGGCGCCGGAAAAGAAAGTCAGGTTGGTGAGGGCACGACAGAAGCCACTACAACCGATGGCATGCCAACAAAAGAAGGAATTATACAAAAATTATTTACCTTCGGAACTCCACAGCAATCGTTTGAGGCAGTCGACTATAGTGATAGTTATGCCGCGACAAAGAATTATTATTTAAGATTTAAACACCTGCCCTCTGGTCTTACTATCTCCGTTAAAGGCTTTATCACATCATTCAGCGACAATTTCACATCTAATTGGAATTCTCAGCCAGCTTACGGAAGAATGGATGATATTCGCACTTTCCAGAATACTACTAGACAAATCAATATGGCCTTCGTCATGCCTGCATTTGATTATGATGAAGCGAGATGTAACTTAACAAAAGTCACAAAGCTGATGAGAAAGCTTTATCCTCATTACGCCGGCGCCGACGGCAATAACGCATCTAGCATAACTAAAGCTCCCTTAATGAGAGTGGAATTCGTTAACTTAGTAAGTGACGGCCGTTACAAAGGTGGTGGCGGAGGTTTATTAGGAACAGTAAACGGTTTTTCTTTTACTCCAAACTTAGAACACGGATTCTTTGATTATGCAAATTATCTTTATCCAAAGACAATTGATATATCTTTCACCTTTGACGTTTTGCATGAACATATAGTAGGATGGACAGATACCGAATCTGGCGGATCACAATGGGCTGACGGTGACGCGGCCTATTTTCCATATGCTTTCCCCTACACTGGGCCGGGCTCATTTGCAGAATCACAAGCAGAACAAGAACCAACAACCGCAGACGAAGAAGCAAGCCTGCTCGACTTCTTAGATTAGCCAGATAATAGGAACTAAAAGATGCCATACAGATATACAGGAAGACAGGTTATTAAAAACGACGCTGAAACTTATGAAGAATTAGTCGACTCTCGTGGTTTGTCATTTGTAAAACACTATAAAGTCCCAAGACTAAGACACCCAAGTTCATTTGAGCGAAGCAATTTTACAAGAATTCGTCATACATGGACTTTAGGTGACCGTTACTGGAAATTAGCCTCGGAGCACTACGGAAACCCCAAATACTGGTGGGTAATTGCTTGGTATAACCAAAAACCAGTTGAAAATATGATTACGATTGGGGATACAGTAATAATACCAAAGCCCTTGCAAACTGTTCTAGAGTATGTTAAGTATTACTAAGGACTATTTAAAGCATGGCAACTAATCCAACAACACCTGAAAACCAGAACGATACCGGGCCCGCCGCACCAGCACCCACGCCAGCACCCACGCCACCCGCGGGCGCAGATCCCGTGGGTAGCGAGGCCGAGGCCGCCGGTGCACCAGCACCAGCGCCCGAAGAACCCAAGGGTATATTTGACAAAGTTCTTGATTTTGTTACAGGAGGTACCACGCCCGAAGAAGAATCAAGCCTCATGGATGTGCAGGAAAAAACTCGGATGCAGGAACAGTGCTATCTAGGGTATCACATGACTGAGCTGGCATCGATTCACAGGCAAACTCATACCCCGCTACAAGCTACCAGCGAAGATGAAGATGAAAATTCGCAAATACAATCTGATTTAGAGCAAGTTCAAGACTTCCCACACTATGCTTACAATAAAACCTCCTTGCTGGAAGGGCGCCCAGCTGATATTATTCCAAAGTTGCGCATGCGCAAAGACGCCCATCACATTTTAGATGCCACTACTAATCAACTAGCCCATTTGGTGCCAATGATTAAATTGTATAAAATTGTAAACACCGCTACAACTTCTTACGAGATACCTTTTAAATTTTACAACCACACCATCACAGAAAGTGATGCTAAAAAAGACTGGGCAGATGACCCCACTACCGAATTCCAAAATGGTGTGGGTGGTTTTCAAGGTCGTTCGGCTGTAGGCATTAAATCATTCGACTGGCAATTTATAGCAGGTAACTTCGACACTGTTCAAAAGGATATAACTGCAAAGCTTGTGTTATATTTCCAAAGTATGGATGAACTTATACGAGTCAGACAAACACAGGTGATGGATACAGAAAAAGATGAGATGATCACCCTAACTTACTCTTATTTAGATCTTGTCGTTAACCCCGCTAGTTCGAATACGCCCACAAACGAGGCCGATCTTAGTAGAGATAGTGCCGGCCCGGGCTCGGACAGCGCATGTACCTCCAACTCAAACTATGATTCCTCTATCTACGAAATCAAAGCCAGCGTGGGATGGGCACAATATGATTCTATAACTCAAGAACTATCTTCCAATTTTATCGAGTCAGTAAACCAAAGTAAAACAAATTTATTCTTAAGTTTGACTGATCACTCGTTTGAAATCAGTCCAGATGGCACATTTGAGCTCGTCATTACCTACCGCTCTAGAATGGAAGGCATCCTAGAGAGTCCAAAGTCGAATGTTCTTTTTTGCGACAAAAACATAGTTACGGAATCAGCTTCTTTTAAAGCATTAATAGGATATGAAGAAAGATTAGCGAGCCTAAACAAAGAAAAGTGCGCAGATAATAAAAAAGAAAAAGAAGAATTAAAAAAAGGCTTGAAAAAGATACAAGACGGCCTAAGAAATGAGACTTATAAAAATATCATAATGAATTTAATGTACCCCGAGAGATTCTTAGGAGGTTTTCAGGCTGGCGATGATTCCGAGCCCCAAAGACTGATATATTCAGTGTTGGTCGACCCAGCAGCGCTGTTAGAACTAGCTGACACCGGGAAAATTTCAACTGAGAGCTTGAATCAAATTGGCGCTGGCAAAATATCCACATCTGATATGGTTTTTGAAGGCCCACCATGGTCCGAGTTATCCGTGGCTTCTGAGGGTGACGGACAAATAGTATATGATGTCGCGAACCCGGAAGAGAAACTAATAAATTTCTTCTATCTAGGTGACCTACTTGATATGTTGATGATTACAGTGTTTGATGCTGAAAAATACGATACTTTGACTGAAAACGTCCGGACGAAATATTCGTTTAATAGAACTGAGGTAGAAAACCTAAAGTTATTATTAGGACCAATTGAATATAGAGATCCTATCGACAAGAAGATAAAAAATATTAATATCGCAGATATACCAATCTCAGTTAGGTCTTTTACTGACTGGTTTCATCGGAAGGTTATTCTAAAACGAAGAGTGATATATGAATTCCAAAGTTTTATTAAAGATTTGGCGAAAGACTTATACCAAACCGCGCTTGGGAAAGAATGCTTCGAGGATATAGAAAGGCACAGATCCTCACTAAGAACAGCATTTATATCCGCCCCCCTCAATACAGGCTCCGACGCTAATTTTAAAGATCCAATACATCAGGCTGCCTTTGATCAAGATATGACATGGGCGATGGATGTAAACTCTACAGCCCGAGTAGATATGAACCAAATTACAGTAAAAAACCCGATATTCAACTTTGACGGACTGACAAACACGTTTGCAGTCGACCACGTACACTATATTACCATGTTTTCTCAAGGTCCCGGTGGTTTAAGATATCCGGGTACTCCGGGCAACGATCTAGAAGATGGTATGACTCCAAGAGAGCAGGATTTAGAAAAAGGTATTCATCACTTATTCATTGGTCGCGACAGAGGTCTAATCACTAACGTGACATTCAGCAAAACAAATCAGCCGTATGTTCGTCAAGCTCGACTTGAAAACGCAGGCGCCTTTAATCCAATTTTGCAGCTTTCTGATGTCTACGAGGCCAACATAGAAATGATGGGTAACACCATGTTTTTACCGGGATCCCGTTTATACTTGAACCCGTTTGGGCTAGCTTGGGGTGAAAATTTTGGCATGCCACACAACCGCGGTACAATTGCTAATATTATGGGTTTGGGCGGGTATCACATTGTCACCAGTGTAAATAATTATATAGAGTCAGGGGTCTTTAAAACCACCATGGAAGCCCGATTTGAGACATCTGGAGATGGGTGCGTAGCAACCAACGCCAATAACGATGATACAGAACCATGTCCGGACGAGACATCTTAGGGGGGACAAAAATATGGCAGACATTAAAGGAAAAAACAATTTAGGTTCTCGCGAACTCTTCAACAATAGAGCAGCCTACCGTCTATTAGCTTTTGCCCCTCACCAACACCCAGATTTTGGTAGTGCTGACACTTTACTCCCACCCGGGACAACAGATTTTTGGTGGGCTGAGAGGGGTTTCTATGGAAAACTAAGTAATAATGGCATAGCGGAACCAATTGAACCCTATTCGCCATACTTAAAGCCTATAAAATCAAAGAAATCCTCTATTAGAGCTCTAAATTTTGTCGCTGATGCTTTTGCGGCTTTCCAGCAACAATTTTTATTAGATATCCGCCATGGCAGCTTAAACCTTTTAGCCGACGACCCAATGTTGTCGGATATAGCAGCTGTAAAAGGCTATATATCTGTCACAAAATCATACCGCTCCTACCAAGAGAGTAATTTACAAGCGTTCATAGAGTATATAAAGTCAAATGATATTGAAAAGAATATCCTTAATATGGATGATTTCCTTGAAGAACTAACTCATTATCTCATGCACGTTCACTCCGGCCCTTTTACTAAGAGCGGATTTATAACAAGCAGTCATATCAGTCCGCTTATGAACGCTCTTTGTATTGAGATAAAGGACTTGCCATATAGCAAAGATGAAAAGAAGATCGAATTCATTAATAGTCCAAATTTTAAACACTATATTCGACTAGCTAACCAATTTGGGTTTGCAGTTGATAAGAATATTCCATGGCGTCTCGTTGCTAATTTAAATACACCGAAAATGTTAGAATATGCTCAAGTATATGACTCCGACGTCGAGACTTTAGACGATATAATCAATAAATTCTATATGCAAGTGGCCAGTAACGACATCGAGAATTTAAAATTATATCTGGTCGGTATGTATAACCTGTTTGTTGTAGAAAATCCGACATCCTTAACGGAAACCCACTCTCATTCTAAGAGTACAAGGACTATAAATACGAGATCAAAAATAACATTAGAAGATTTAAATTCTTGTTATAGTGATTGTAAGTGGTTAGAGTTGTATATTAAGATTAGAAACTTGGAAACAGGCTTGAACTACGATGCGCCGGCGCTAGCTGCTATAATAAGAGTAGCGAAAGATACGCAAAAAACACTTGACACACGGGCAGCAATAGGTTACATTAAGATTAAGTTCTCAGGAGTAGAATTTTACGAAGGCTCTTTAAGCTATGCAACTGAACGTGCACGTCAAGCATCCTCTGGTAAAGAGGAGATGACGCCTAACGAAGTTATCAAAGCGACCGGCCGGAGTATAAGAAAAGTATTTTTCTAATTAGTGGGGTTTAAGTTGTATTTTCAAACGCTCGATGATAAGGGCGAATGTATAGGAATATATAAAGACGGGAATCTTTATTTCGAAAACCTCCCAGAAGGTCTGGGAAGGACATGGAAATATGCAGAGTATCTCGAAGAAAGCGGCATTGAGTATGCTAGCGTTCTCTGTGGGAACCGGAGCTTAAGTGACGCTTGCCCAAATTCCCTAATAGATGAATGGACAGCTGTCGAGGATAAATTAAAGGCGTATTATCGCTCATTTGTGCTAGCCAAAGTCAGCATGGACGAAAATTGTTTTTTTGATTTGGTTCCGAAGACGTTTTTGCTTGAATACTGCGAAATTCGTAACAAAATCACGCAGTATGTCTTCGAAAACTATGAAATGCCTCAAAATTATGATTTTATGGTGGATTTGACTAAGGTGCTGACCTGTATCCAACACCAGAGGCTAAACATCGATGTTTCTAGCCTCTCAGAGAAAGCTCACTTACCAAAGTACCGTCAGGCAATGAAGAAATATATCCAAATAGATCCATATTGCCGATATAATATAAATGGCACCAAAACAGGCCGATTGACAACTCAGAAAAACTCATTCCCAATTATGACCATGGACAAGGATTTTCGTTCTATTGTGAAGCCCCAAAATAGCTGGTTTGTCGAGCTCGACTTCAATGCCGCAGAGATTCGTACATTGTTGGCCTTAGCAGGCGCAAAGCAGCCCCTAGAAGACATTCATGCGTGGAACTTGGACCAAGGCATGGGTGAAGCCGTAAAAACCCGTGATGACGCTAAAAAGGCCTTCTTTTCTTGGCTTTACGATGAGAAGAAGAAAAATGAAAAGCTGGAGTTGATCTATAAAAGAGATGATGTAAGAAATGATCACTTTAAGGATGGACAGGTGACTACCCCATTTGGGAGTGTGATGAAGGCAGACTATCGGCATGCCTTGTCCTACCTTGTTCAGGGAACAACAGCAGAAATGGTGTTGAGGCAGGCGATCAAGATTCACAATATGTTACAAGATAAGCAGTCTTTTATAGCATTTACAATTCATGATAGTATAATACTTGACATGACAGATGAAGAGTGTTATAATGTACCTATGATGATCGAAGAGTTCTCCAACACTGAGTTAGGCAAGTTTTTGGTCAATGTGAAAGCTGGAAAGGATTTTGGAAATTTGAGGACGTTGAATCTATGAATATTATCGGACTAGGAAAGGCAGGTTGTGCCATCGCGGATACTTTTTCGCAATACTCACAATATAGTATTTATAAGATTGATGTGGGATTAGAAGGCAAGAATTGCCTCAAAGTAAAGAAACAAAAAGGCCCAGAGGAGTATGAAGCCAACTCGCCATCGATGAAAACCTTTTTTAAGAATATAAGCGGCAAGGCTCTTGTTATACTTGGCGGATCTGGAGATATATCTGCCATGGCACTGCGAGTTATTGAACAAATCAGGTCGACTTGCGATGTCAGTGTATTATATATCCGACCAGATGCTCAGTTACTCAGCGAAATAAAGAAGATGCATGAAAAAGTTACTTTCAATGTATTACAAGAGTACGCACGTTCTGACCAGTTAGCCGGTTTATGCCTCATTAGTAACACAGAATTGGAAAATATTCTTGACAATGTTCCTATTATGGGCTATTATAATAAACTAAATGAACTGATCGTGTCGACAATCCACATGATTAATGTTTATAAAAACTCTGACCCTGTTATGGGCACACTAAGCGCACCGGGAAAAACCAAAAAGATTTATACAGTTGGAATCTTCGATATCGAGAATAATGAAGAAAAATTGTTTTTTCCCCTTGACACAGTGCGCGAAAGGGGTTATATTTATAGTATCAGCAAGGATAGGCTTCAATCGGAGAGTGGTTTGCACAAACAAATCACTTCCCAAATGAAAGAAAAGCTTTTGGATGAAAATGCAAATGTTTCTTTCGGGGTCTTTCCTACTGAGTATAACGTGGATTATGGGTACATTCTGGCCTATAGTCCAAACATTCAAAGCTAGTGGAACAGGAAATTTGCTGTTCTAACTCTATTAACAAAAAGGAAAAATAAAAAATGGCTATTGATCTAAACAAAATGCGCTCTAAACTAGAAGCGCTTCAAAACCGAGGCGAGAAGAGAGACTCAGCTTTCTGGCGACCGGCCGATGGCGAACAAACAATTCGTATCGTTCCTACCGCTGATGGCGATCCCTTCAAAGAGTATTGGTTTCATTATAACTTGGGTAAGAATCCCGGCTTTCTCAGTCCGAAGCGTAACTTCGGCATTGAGGATCCTTTGAACGATTTCGTTCGTCAGCTTTTCAAAGATGGAACAGATGATTCCGTGAAGATGGCTAAGGATCTCATGGCCCGTCAACGTTTCTTCGCACCAGTATTGGTTCGTGGAGAGGAAGACAAAGGTGTTCGTATCTGGGGCTTCGGAAAGATGGCTTATCAGGAACTTTTGAACCTTGTGCTCAATCCTGAATATGGCGATATTACCGATACTGAAGCAGGTACTGATCTTGTCCTCAAATATGGTAAGCCAGCAGGAGCACAATTCCCGCAGACTACCTTAACCCCCCGTCGGCGTACATCACACTTGTGTGATGAAGCCCTAGGAGGTCCCGAGAAGGCCGCGGAACTTCTCGAGAATATTCCAGACTTTGACGGTCTGTTTACCCGCAAAACCCCAGAGGAGATTCAAACTATGCTAGACGAATGGCTAGCCGGTGAAGATGAAGGCTCTGAGGATGTTGTCAAGTACGACAGCAAGGGCACGACAACTTCGGTTGATACGGCCTTCAATCAACTAATGAACGCATAAGAGGAGAAAACTATGTTCAATTTTATTAATCGCGATCATGCCTATGGTATGGTCTTTGGAGTGGCACTGATCAGTGCCGTCGCATTCCTAACGGGATGTGGAGACGCGGAAGAGGATACAGCTGACACAGCTGTCTATTCGACCACTACTACGGAGACTGCTGTAAGCACGACCGCGACTGAGACTGGCACCACGACTGGTACGACCACTGGCACGACCACTGGTACCACGACTGGAACCACAACCGGCACCACTACTGGAACCGGAACTGGAACTGGCACCTCAACAGGTACCTGATCCACAGCCCACAGGGAGGCACAGGGATATCAGGTGCCTCACTTTAACTTTAAAAGGAAAATATTATGAGTGAAGAAAGTAAATTTGATTTTAACATCGCGATTGCCTTGGCTATTATTGCAGTTATCACCAGCGGGTGGTTTGTAATGAACAGCGGAGACACTAGTGAAGCACAGGTAGCTACAATTGCCGAGGTTCCCACCGAGGTGGTACCCGTAGTTGCGACTATTCTGAATGATGAGGTTATAGAAGTTGTTGTTGTTACAGCAGATCCTATCAATCTCCCTAGAGATGAAGAATCAAATAACACGGATATTGCGAACGCTGAGAACGCAGAGTAATCCCCCCACCGCAGGAGGGCATGGGTTTACAGATGTCCTATATTTTACCGCAGGGAGGCATGGGTTTATAGATGCCTCACCATTTTTACCAACAAAAGTCAATGCTATAAGGAGCAAATATGACAAATCAATCATTCTACGACAAAATTAAAGCACTTGGTGCTACAGACGAAACAAACGTGAAATTTTCTTGGGAGGAGGGCTGTGATGTCTTCCACTACAACGAAACTCACGTTGAGACAGCTATGGGCGAAACAGGAGCAGCTTATGTTCTTGCGGAAGCCATTACAGATAAGTTTAGCGCTTTCTACGGGAAGGGCAACTCCGTTATTGAAACGATGCGCGAAGATGGCTTACTCGATGCCTATGAGCGAGGAGACGAATCTTTTACTGATTTCGTCGCAGAGGTAATCGGAGAATCTTTCTACGACTACGACTGGATTGAGCAATCAACTCAGCGCTTCGATCACAAGCGCGGCTGGACAGATCTTTCTATGGAACTCAGTGCTCCACTGGGACATTTCAAAGAAGAGTTCTACAACTCAAATCCACTACCAAGCTGGACTTGTCAAGTCCGTGACGGCAACGGCAACCTCGTAACTTTGGGCGCTTAAATGGCAAAAGCTAAGAAGCAGACAAAAGCGGGTAAGCTTTCCATCGCAGATAT